TGTGACCTCGTTTGACCGACAAACTCGCGTCGAGGCTGGGCCGTGTGCAAAACAGGATGCGCCTGGCCAGCGGACTATAGGATATATAAAGAGATAAGAGCGGAGCGCCATCATCAGTCTACGAGCAGCAGTCATCGAGTGAACATCTCAGTGATATATAGTAGTGTTGTGAAAAAGTTATTCCAGAATATAATCGGTATGTCTATAGCCAGATTTCTTTGTATTCGTCGTTTGTTTGAGAAGGTGTACAATCCAAAGTCACTCTTCTATGAGGCTTATAAGACAGCTAGACTTAAAGGTCTAAATATGTCAATTTTACCTAAAACTATACTTAATATGCAACATGACTTAGATACACAGATTATTTCTTGTGGAGAAGATATAGATCATACGTTAGCCATGGAAGAATTAGAACATTGGGATTGGTCAAAGCAAAATAAATTACCATTCCAATTGTATTTAGCTGTTATGCATTTAAAAGAAATTCCTGAATGGTTAGATGAAACCATGCTAATAGAGTCTGTGTATTATTTTAAAGAACTAATTAATTATAGAGATCCATATGATACTGATGAATTTAATGCTTGGAATATGAACGGAAAACCATTTAAAACTATGTGGAAGATATGTAAATTTTGCTATACTAACTGTGAAGACCCAGACGATTATAGATTTATATATAACAGAACTATATTTGTAGAAGATGCTGAAGACATTGTAAATAGATTACAAGATGGCGATAGTTGGTGTCAATGGTGTCACACTTGTCCATTGTTTAATATATCTGTAATTTATGACAATTCTCCAAATAAAAAAAGGAGATATTCAAGCAGTTCAGATGATGATGATTATATGTCTAATAGTTTTTATATAAAACATCCTAATAGTAGATATTAATTACAGATGAACAATGGAGACACCGACAGAGAAACCGATAGTACTACCAGAACTAATCAAGACATTATACGAGAGTCTTCAAGAGGAACATCCCCTAGTGAACAATGTAGCATGGTGGCAAATACATCTAGAAAACGTGAATGGTCACATGGAAGACGAGGAACAATGGCCAGCATTGCAAAAGAATCTCAAGAAAACTTTCAATATATGGCAGAAGAATTGGAAAAAATGGGCTGTGAATTCTTTGGATACGTTACTGGGCAAAGTATTAAACCTTCCAGCGCATATATCAGCGATGTCATTATCTTACGAGATATTCAGCTCCGTGATCAATGTCTGGACGTCTTGCGTGAGTACGGAAGAAGTAGACGAAACGGACTGTTCGGATTTTCTGAAGAAGGAGATCACATCCACGTCATCCACGATTGCTCTTACACCAATCGCAGTTGCAGGGACATCTGGATTAGTCAAGTCAAGCCCTTCGGATCTGTTCAAAAAACTGGCAAACCAGTCAAATTTATCTGGGAATTCAAACGAACAGACTGGTACGATGTCTTCATCTATTTCTTTGTACGAAAACGGGGAGAGCGTGCAATATTCATTAGAGGAGAAAGTAGGAAAATACCGAGTAACGATGAATGTGTACGATGGACCAGAGAGTTTAAAGAAAGAGAAATGGTATCAAGCTCCGATTGCACGGATTACTATGAGTGTGAACAGCAAGAGCACAAAATTAGCCGTAGATCAGATGCTGGCAGTTCTAACGGAAGATTTTATGAAAAGAAAGCCTATTCGGCAGGGAAATTCGCATACATACGGAAAAAGACAAAAGCGCTATTAAGAAAATATTATGTGTCTCCAGTAAGTGCTATATGTGATGTGCCAGAGTTTCGTGATGATGATTTGTTATGTGATCCTAAAAATCGTGATTATATACAAGCTGCATGTGAAGACTTTGGTAAGGATTTAAATGCTATGTCTTTACGAGAAATTTATAATTTACTTACTGAGGACTATAATTTCACTGATGAAAAGGAACTTAATCCTTATGCACAATTTATTTCTTCGATGAAATATGATAATCTTGAAAATTCTTTAAATATTATTATTGAATTACTAAAATTTCAATGTAATGATGATGAAGATTTAATTATTGAGTTTCTTACTAATCTGGTCAATGTATTAGACCGTCGTATACCTAAGTTAAATGCTTTTCTTATAATATCTCCTCCAAGTGCTGGTAAAAATTTCTTTTTTGATATGATTTTTGGATTGTTATTATCTTATGGACAGTTAGGTCAAGCTAATAGACATAACTTATTTGCATTTCAAGAAGCACCTAATAAACGTGTATTATTGTGGAATGAACCTAATTATGAAAGTTCTTTAACTGATACAATTAAAATGATGTTTGGAGGAGATCCTTATACTGTTAGAGTTAAGAATCGTATGGATGCACATGTAAAACGGACTCCAGTAATTATACTTACTAATAATACTGTACCTTTTATGTATGAAACTGCTTTTAGTGATAGAATTGTTCAATATAAATGGAATGCTGCGCCATTCTTAAAGGATTATGAATTGAAACCACATCCTATGACATTTTTTCTTTTATTAAGTAAATATAATATTACATTTTAATACATAATTTTGGGATACAATGTTGTTTTACTATAAACCACCCAAAGTACTACCGTTACCATACAAACCATTAAATGCACTAGTCAAATTATTAGGATTAATATTAATACGATAAATAGTATTACCAGGATTAGTATTAGCATTAGTAGAGAATGGAAAGTGAGTCGGTTGCGATTCCATAATAGTACATGAAGCCATTACATCAATATACCCCATAGAATCTGTCCAAGAATTTAATGGATTAGAATTTACAAGTAATGATCCAGTTGTTAAAGCTGGTACAGCTTGTACTCCAATATGAATACTAGGTTGAATTTGAGGATTTTCATGTCCCCATGGTCCTTTATGAAGTACTTGAGATTTTTCAATATCAGAATATATATCAAATACATTGCTGAAATTACGAGTTAATGGATAAGATATTTCAGAAACTTGCTGACCAGTAACTTCTGGTCCTGCTACTTGTGCACCTCTCATAGATACTAGATTATCACCTACAGAAACTGTACCTTTATCGGTAGGATGTCCAATAACTTTATAATTCAAAGGTGTTTTTATTATTCCCATTTTAGGTTTATAAGTACAATCAATAACACACTGATTATTAATAGTTTTAGAATCGTACTGCTCAAAATGTTCAGCTAAACAAGGCCAACCACCAGTATTTCTTTCAGTTTGTACAAACATACAATAATAATTTTGTAAGAATGTAAATGAACCAACTTGATGATGAGGATAATTTCCATTATTACTGAACTCATCACCATTCTTAGAGTCTGCACCATAATAATCTGCAATCATGCCTCTATAACCTGTATTACCACTTACTGCTCCATATTTTGGTGCATCAGTTGCAGTAGGAATCATGGGTTGATCACTTTGAAATGCAGTAAAAGATCTATTTATACCCCAACCAAGTTTATTTAGTCCTATAGCAGTTTGAACATTAGATATTTGATTTAAAGTAGCTTGCTTGGTAGCAGTAGAACTAGTTTCAAAAGCAATACGATTAGATCTAAATATAACTTTAACATTACATTCAACTACTCTTGAACCACTTGGTAGTAAATCGAATTCTGATTGATTCATATACAGAGGTAATTTTTGCCATGGTATTTCAGCTAGACAAGTAGTTAATAATCTATTTAAATTACCCGTAGAACCGGTTTGAGCGATTACATTATTAGCAAGACCAAATATCATAAACTTATGAGATTTAGTATAAGTACTTAATTTTTTACCAAAATTAGAAAAAGGTCTTGGAATCATATATACTTCTTGACCTTGAGTATTACCTCCACCAGATGAAGTTCCTGAACCAGTACCAGGTAAAGACATAGCCATTGTAACGTCTACTGGGACAGTTGATCCGGAAGCACTAGGAGTTTCTTTATCTGTAGGTTGAGAATTAACGTCAGCGTTATGAGTACCTTTCTTTGTAGGAATTTCTTCAGCTGGAGTATCGCCTTTACGTTTATTTACTTCGCTCATTGGTGAATCTGAAAGAGTTTGTTCTTCTAAATAAAAATCGCTAGGTAAGATAACTCGTTGAAAGTTATCTTTCTGATGTTCGTTAAACCAATTCTTTGACCACGCGTTTAAATATACAGGATTAATTTTACGGGACATACCTGCAACAGAAGGATAAATTATTCCAGTGTGTTTTTCCACTGCTTGTTTAATTCCAATTCCAACAGCTCCGACAGCAGCTCCAATAGTATTGCCAGGAGTTTCTTTAAAATTAATAGCATTTACTAAATGATCTAATGCTTTATTTACAAACTTATTATCTGCTTCACTTACTTCTTGATTAGTTTTAGCTTTGTCGTATGCTTCGTCGTGTTCTTTAGCGTCTTCGTCTATTTGATTTGTAGGTTGACCTCTATTAAGTGAATTGCCAGGACCAAGATATTTATATCCGGGAACAGTTAATCCTCTTCTTTCAGTGTCTAATACTTTTTGACTATTCGCATAAGCGTATCCTTTTCCTTGTGGATATGCTTCACTTAATCCAGCTAATCTTCTATTATGATTATAATATCTTAATAAATCAGTTTTTTCTTGTTCAGTTTCTAACTTTAAATCGTCCGGAAATGATCTATTAAAATCACCTTGAAAAATTCCTCTTCCCAGTTGTTTAGTTTTTTCAGAAATTGAATTTCTTTGTTTTAAAGGATTACCTTTTAAATCGGTATAGTTTCCAGTTAATACACTTTTAAATGCGTAACGATTTCTGTATAATAAATCAGCATGTGTTCCAATAGCAACAGCAAGTCCAGCACCAAGTTCTGGTAAACCAACAGCAGCTTCTTCTGCAGCAGCTATAACACCTTCACTTAATAATGGAGTTTCTTCTCCAATAGCACCAAGTTCAATATCTTCAGTAGCAGTACTTTCTGGTATAATACGATAACCAGGTCGGGCACGATGTGTTAACCCGCTCGCGTAGAAAGACATACTGACTAAAAATAGAACATATGGGTCTTTATATATCCTATAGTCCGCTGGCCAGGCGCATCCTGTTTTGCACACGGCCCAGCCTCGACGCGAGTTTGTCGGTCAAACGAGGTCACAATAACAAGATAATAAAATGCGCATAAATTATCTTGTTATTGTGACCTCGTTTGA